TTAGACGAACTAAAACCAATAGTAGAGAGGATTCTTAGTGAAGACAGTGAGGTTTCCTGGGACATAGCTTTAGCTTTACTAATTCAAGTCGCTTCAATCGCTAAGTTAAAAGAGTTGGATCGAGATTATCTAATCTCTACGCTTTGGATGATGACCATACCTACCGATGAATACTTTAATAAAAGTGAAATAACTAAACATTAAAATGGCCGACAATAAACCTAAATCTTCTTTTTTAACTTCAACGTTTGAAAACATAGCTAATTTAAATGCAGCTAAAGTTGAAGAAGAACAAAAACAAATTCAAACCATGCGAAGAGACTTTGGTTTATTAAAGGATGCTCTGGTGTTTAGTATAGATCAACCCTTAGAAAATATAGCAAGAACTTTAGAGATAGCGGGATATAAAAATCCAGCTGCCTTTTTACAAAATTTAGTTGACGGACCTCAAAATTACAAAAGTGCTGTCGAAGATTTTCTTAATATGCAAGACGACACGTCTTATAATTTTAATTATGATTACATGCCTAGAGCAGTTGTAGAACAATTTGGGCAGATAGCAGGTTCTTTAGCCCTTAAAGAATTAGGAAAACTATCTTTTAAGATACCGTATATAGGTCCGATTGTAGGTCCTCTTTTATACGTAGGACTTCCTACTTCATTTCAGGCGGCTCAAACAGTTGGCCCAATAGCTTTAGAAAGAGCTAGGAACAATGGCAGGTCAGAGCCTAACTGGGATGATTGGCGAGAAGCTGGTGGAGTTTCTTTAACAAGTGGTTTAATAGATACCTATGGTGTTTTTGGACTTGGAAAGCTTAATAGCACAATTTTTGGCTCTGCTGTTCGAGAAGGATTAACTGAAGGAGCTCAAAGTCTTCTTGAACAAGCTGGAGGCACTGCGTTTACAGAAAAAGGGCTAGAGATTGATCCAGAACAGGCTGTTGGAGAAACTTTGATAGGAGGTGGTTCGGGAGCAGCTGTTCAAACCCCTGTTAGTATTAGTAAAGCAATACTAAAAGCGGATTTAGATAAAGAGAAAGCTGTTGACGCAGAGTTTGAAGAAGTAACACCTAACGTTCTGGCTGATAACAGTCTACCTCCAACACCAGTTACGCCTCCAGTTACGCCTTTTGCTTTATTAGAAGAAAAACGTGTAGGGCCAAGACCAGAATTTGATGAACAGTTCAGTCTTTTAGGAGCAGGTGAATTAAATTTAGAGAGTAGACGAAAGGAGGCAGACTTTGATTTTGAACAAGCCGTAGACAAACGTTTAGATGTAGCAAGACAATATCTTAACCCAGATTTAAGTAAGGGGCGTTATGTTCAACTTTTAGATAAAGAAGGTGTGCATCTGGGTAATTATTCAAAAGAAGAGTATTTAGCTCTTTTAGACAAAATAAATTTAGAAATTACAGAATCATCTGGCGAAAACACTTATGTACCTCCAAACGTTTTTGCGCAAGAGGTTTCAGAGATTGCAGAAAAATTTACAGAAGTACAGCTGCGTAACGATGTTTATAAGGTATTGAAAGATGAACTGGAGGGAGTAAGAGCTGCTTACTCTCCCGCTAGTATTAAAGGAAGAGCTATTGCAGAAAATCTTGCAGATAAATTTTCTGAAAATGAATTTGAAGAAATATCTACAAGGCTTAATAATCTTATAGGTACTCTTCCAGAAACAACAGTTAACTATTTAAAAACACACTTAACAGAATACCAAAATGAAATAGAAGAGGCTAGAGCGACCACATCAGCTCGTAATCAACCCGAAGTAAAAGCAAATGTAATTAGACAATATTTTAAGGGCACTCCTGACTTACAAGGTAGCATTGAAGCAGAACTTGATAAAATATTTCGAGAAAAAACTATTTTAGCTTCTGAACAGCCACTTACGGACACAAGATTTAAAGGCACAGGTGATGCTTTTACAACTGAAGAAAGAAATCTTGTCACAAGTCCTGAATTACAAAATAGAAAAACTAATGTTGAACAAACGTTGTCAAATATTATCCAAGACATTGTTTTCGATCCTACACTTGCTACGAGCAATCAATTTAAAAATCCAGAGACAGATGTTTTTTCTACTTTAGGACCAAGATTAGACCTTTTAAGTCAACTTGATAACAAACCTAATTACACACCAGCTGAGATTAGAAACGCTCTTAGTAGCAGATTAGATGTTTTTACAGATGAATACGCAAACAGAAATTACATAGACAGTGTTCCAAGAAAACAAAAAGGAAACACAATAAATGTTTTAGAAGCAGAAAGAAAACAAGCTCAAGATGAACTTAATCAAACTGGGATAGGTAAACTAATACAATTAAGACAATCTGAAAACAGTTTAATTGCATTAAATGAACTCTATAAAATGATAGATGATTTTAATCGCAGATTTGATTATGTGGAGACTAATTTTGGTTATAACCCTATTACTACTTATAGAGAAGTTGTTAAAACCGATTACCTTAGAGCTAATTTTAATAGGCCAGAACTTTTAGCTGAGTTAAATCAAGCGAATGTTGCAAATTTAGATGAACGAACAATAAAAAATATGTATAACTACTATGGAGAAGATTACCCTGCGAGAGAAGCTTTTGCAATAAAAGGACCAGTGCTTGGAATGTCTCAAACAGGATTTAGATTTAGAAAGATGGCTCCACCAGATGTTGAGGAACAGCTACAACAACTAGAAGAAATTTATAAAGACGATGTAAGTAGATTAAGAGTAGAAAGACAAAAGATTTTAGAAGAAAACGGTCTAGAATTTAATGATTATGAAGCAGGATCAAGTCACCCTCAAAGTATTTATTGGACAAGAAATCAATTTAGAAAACTTTTTAATGTCAATACGCCAATAGAAAACTTAAATGACGCTAATACTGCTATAGGCATAGGTAAAGGTATTATTGAAGGACAATCTGACGCAGCTGCCAGAGCAAAAGAAGAGTTTGAAGCGGTAGGCCTAGAGGATGTCTCCTTAGATGCTTTAGAAGAAACAAAGGACGCTTTACAAAGGTTAACTGGGGATAGCAGCAAACAAACTGCTTTAAACACTATTACAAATTTTGAAATAAAGTTACGAGATAATGACATAAATGTTCTTAATAATGTTGCTCCAAGAGAACTTAGACTTGTGTTAGATGAGTATATTAAAGCAAAAGAAGAAAGAGCTAATAAAGCAAGAGAAAGATTAAATATTCTTACAGGAAATACCAGGCAAGATATAAAATTTAGAGAGGGTATTTTCGGAACTTTAGTGGATCCTGTTAGATTTCAAACCTACTCGTCGAGGCGCGACGTAGAGGAGTATCAGAGACTAATGAGTGATCCTAATTACTCCAACGAAATGAAACCGTTTGTAATAGCTCAAAGATTTAAAATGCCTATTTTAAGTGCGTTTCTGTTTAGTTTATTTGAAGGAGACGGTGAAATACTAAAAGCTCCAGTTCTAGATAAATTTAAAGAATACGTACCTTTTCAATTACCAGGTAATAAACATAGTGCAGATGAGGCAGTTGATACCCCTCTATACATAAATAAAAGGCATATAGGTCTTAGAAACATTATAGATCCAGAAAACAAGATTAAAGAGGAAGTTCTAGCGCCTGCTTATAGAAAAACACTTTTAGATAATGTCGATTGGTTTGCAGAGAAGTTTGCAGATAAAGAACAAAGCAGATTAAAGTATTTTGAAGAACAGCTTAGCCCTCGTGGGGTATACCTAGCTTTTGCGCCCAATAAGTCTTATGGAAACAGATATGTAGACAATAATAAAAATAAAATACGAGAAATTTTACAAAGAGAAATAGATCGAGGCCCAAGAACAAAAGAAGAGATAGCAAAACAATTAAAAGCCGCTATTAAAAAACATGAAAATGATCCTGATGTTTCACTTAGAAATTTTAGTATTAGTCCAATTCAAGTTTTCAGTCCCGCCGCATTAGAAGAAATAGGTGAGGCTTTCATGTCAGACCCTGACAAAGCAACCGCTTTAAGTTACGATTCTTTTCAGTCGCATTATGGAAGACCTGGAAACAGATATAACGAGGAGAGGAATAGGCGGTTCGTTCAGCCGCTCAGTGATCTTGGCGAAGATGGGGTATTCGAATTTAAAGAAAGGGTTGAAAGAGCTCTAAAAATAAATGCTAGGGGGCCAAAAGGTTTTATAGAGGAGAATGAGCTCGCAAAAGTTCTGCCCAAAAGTATGCCTCAAGAATTAAAAAACAAAAATCCTGAAGCTTTAGACAACGGAACTCTTCAAGAATTTTTAAGTTTTTATAATGCAAATGATGAGCTTTTGAATGAGTTTAGTTTTGCTTTTGTCTTTGACAACGAAGCTATGGGAGATACTGACTATTATAATGTAATTTACAATCTTGGAACGGAGAGACAAAAATATGAAACTATTTTTCAAACGGAACAATTACTTAAAGAATTTAACGATAAATTTTTTAGAGATAAAACTATGGAAGTCTATCAAAAAGAATTAAAAAAAGTTTTACCACCAGCTGCATACACTTATTTTGATGAAAATAAAGGCATCATGGAAGAAGCTAAACAAATGTTAGCACTAGAGCATTTAACCAATACACTTGAAAATTTTGAAGCAGCAGGTCCAACCATGTCTAAGTATAAAGAAATGCCTTTAAGTAAATCGGGTCAGGTCGCTAGAGATGCAGTTAGGAAAGAAATTAAAAAAGTTTTGACCGATCCAAATGAACAATTAGCCACTCACTTTTTTATTCCTTACAAACTTGCTAATGTAGTAAACGGACAAGGAAGCACGGTTGGTAGTTACGAACTCATGCAAAAAGAATTACGCGCTTTACATAAACGTATAGCGGAAAAGTATCCTGAATTAAATTTACCTGAACCTTTTGATGTACGGTTGAATGTAGGTAGTGGTGGGATCTTTGCTACTGAAGGTACTAAAGATCAGATTGAAGATCGAATTGAAGATCAAAAAGGTAAAAAAGAAACCTTTGATAAAGCCGACAAAGCTTTGGCTTTAGATATTAGACAGCTAAGAGAGCTCTTTGCTCAAGACCCAACCATACTACAAGTGCGTGGTTATAAAAAAGGTGGTTTGGTAGTCTGATGGCAAAGATAAAGACTGTCGTTAGTATAGACCCCAATAAACGTAAAGCTAAACACACTGCGCAAGGCAATGGTGGTAGTGCTAACACGGTGCCCAGGGGCAAACGTCGTAAGCAACAGTTTAAAAGATATCGTGGACAGGGTAGATAAATAGCCCTATAATTCTCATATTATGGCACTAACGCTAAATGGTGAGGTGTCTAGTTTGGCAGACAGCCCTTGCGTCGGAAGATGTTCGGTAGCCCAGTGGGGTGACGACAGATGCAAAGGTTGTGGACGTTACGAGAAAGAAACCGTCTCAGCTTATTGGAACGAACTGCCTGAGATAGAACGTAAATTAATTAATTTACGTAATGCTTTTGAAGGGTACGAAATAAGACATTTAAAAGCTAAGTAATGGCTAAACTAGTCAATGTTAAGACTTGTTTAAAACACAGGTCCAGGAGAGAGCGCGAAAAAATATGGCTACTAAATTAGAGATATATAAGGCTTACCTCAACGTTTTAGAGGGCCAGAGGTCGGCTTTGACCATAGATATAGAGGTTTTGAGTGATAACCCAATGTCGATCCCTGAACATACCAACTTTACTGAACAGTTTGACGAGTTGATCACTAAATTGACTGACATAAATGATAAGATCAGTACCGTGAAATACTTGATAAAGGTGGTTAATAACTGATCAAGGACGGAGAATCACGGACCAAGGACAAAGGTCTTGTTGGGTGGATGTATCGATTTCCTAGCAAGACCACCTAATGTGAAAAAAACGTAGAAATTAGGTAAAAATTAGGTAAAAACAGGCTAAAAACCCTTTCCCATATACACTTAAAATATAATTTCACCTAATGTGAATGTGAGATTTTGTGATTTTTCTAGGAATGGACTATCAAAATTTAAGAATAAAATGGCATTATGACATTATGTCAGCCTGTAGCCCTTGTCCTATAAGGATTTCTACCTAATTTCTACCACATTAGGTTCACATTATGTACATTATGTAAAAAATAGTGCTATGATAAATACTTTCATATGATCTCCTGCTTAGGCGACAACACTCCCCTACTCCCCCTTGTCGCCTAAGTCTGTTTTGTGTTTATAATATTATTGATGGCAGAGAAAAAAGATAAAAAACTAACCACTGCTTCTTTTGACATAACAGATAAAGCTAAACGTTTTGCTGAAGAGTATGTCTATAATGATGGAAGTAAAACTAAAGAAGAGTGTGCAATCGCAGCAGGATATGCCAAAGAGTCGGCCTCTGTTAGAGCTTCTGAGCTTACTAATCCTCGTATGTTTCCTAAAGTAGTTAAATACATTGAGCATTTACAAAACCAATTAGCAAATAAATATCAAGTTACTTATGGTAGACACATAAGAAAACTTGCAGAGATCAGAGACTTAGCTATCGAAAAAGGTAACTTTACCTCTGCTGTTGCTGCTGAAGTTCAACGAGGGCGTGCTGCTGGCTTGTATGTTGAGCGTAAAGAAATCCGTACAGGTAGCCTGGAAAGTCTTTCCATAGAAGAAATTAAAAGTAAAATTAAAACGCTTGTAGGGGATTACAAGCCGTTACTTGATGAGAGTATAAACGAGAGTAAAATTATAGAACACGAATCTTAGACTTGTTGTTTTTGGGTGGGTGTTCCCTGTCCATGATTTGTTGGTGAAGTTCTGCTTTGACTAATTTTTTCTCGTTGCTATTAAGTTCGGTTAGAATTTTTACGTCAGTAATTTTGGGCTTGTAGGTTTTCCAATATATAGCTCGTTCATCTTTCCAAGTCCATTCAACTAATCTGTTAAGCACGTCGCTTTGATGTTGGAAGATGTATTTCATCTGCCTAAATACCTGTTGATAAGTGCGTCTCCTGTTAGTTTGTTTCCTAAATAAACAATCGTGCCATCTTCTAATTCTCTTTCAATGCTTTCATCATTGTATTGCGTGTCTCTAACATATTTGCCATTAGCAGTGTCTTCTGGTCTAGTGTCGTACCACATGTTTGATAAGCTGTGATAGTGATAGGAGCTTATTTCTTTTGCCCATGCTTCGGCCTCTAATAAAACTGCTTGTCTTTTAACTCGTAGATTATATTGAGTCATGCTTCCTCCTACTTAAAAAAATAATTAAAACTTTGACATACAGGGCAAACGACATGATCTTCTGAATTCCAAGATGTAATTTTATTGCCCTGATTGTCGTATAGTTCTCCAAAAGCCGTAGAAACATGTCCACAATCTAAACACTCGTTTTCTTTATCTTCAAAGTCGATAATATCCATTTTTATCTTATTCATGCTTCCTCCTCTGCTTGATAATCAATCCAATCTAAATAATCACAAAAGTTCCACCCTACATTATTTGCGTTAGCTATTTTTAGTGCGTCTTTTTTTGAGTTTGCTTCGACTGTAATTTCGTATATTGCAGGTTGTATTGCTGTAACTCTATATGTTTTCATGCTTCCTCCTTTTCAAGTTCTTCTATATGGTCAAAGTCAAAACTTGCTCGACAAGTTTCAACGTCTCCTTTGCCTTCTCCTATTAAATCACCTTCTTGCAACTCGGCTTTTATAATTGCGTCTTCTTGCGATTCTGCTTCTATAATCCATTCTTCACGATACCAAACATGATTAAGTGCGTATGCTGTAACTTTGTATCTTTTCATGCTTCCTCCTCTAAATCTATGTTGCTGAGTTCATAATCTTCTAATGCAAGAGTGCTATCTGGGTAAGTTCTAGTGCCTAAATTTAAATCTTCAACGTAAGTTTGAGATGTACTATCCCATTTGTATAAATACAAATCTCTTACCCTAGATAACTTTGTTCTAAGAGATTGACTTAGATACATAGGTAAATCTAATTTATGGGCCTCATAAAACAAATTATCTTTTTCTCCATTCATAACAAATCTTTCATCTATTAAATCATTTAGCTCTCTCATTGTGTCAGAAGTATAATAAGGAATATGACTTGAGACTGTATCTACTAATAAATACTTTTTTATCAACAAATCCCCATTATCATTTCTATCGCAATGACCTTGTTCATAACTATTAATTTGTCCTAATGTTATTTCTTTCATGCTTCCTCCCCATAGCTCCATTCATACTGCTGTTTAATTTCTTCATCACTTATGTCTTTAAAATTACTAAAACAATTAAGATAAACAAACTCAACCAGTTCGTCATACTTATCTCTGATAACTAGATCTTTTATATAATCTATTTCGTTATCAACCAATCTATCTTTCATTTCTTGTATAGTCATGCTTCCTCCTTTTATTTCTTCTAAATCTTCATCAGTAGTGCTTTCTGCTATAAATGAAACATCATGTTCTGTTTTAAGTTGAAAGAGTTTTACACTCCCATCTGAATTTAGTAATTCATTACCATCATCATCTTTCTTACAAAACTGTATATCCCATACACAAATATCATATTTACTCATGCTTGCTCCTCTGCTTCATAATCATTCCAATCTAAATACTCACAACAGTTCCAACCCTCA